ATGACGTACCGGCGATGCAAATGCCCCATGTGGATGTTCGGTTCCAGCGGTGGAAAACGGATACGGCAAGCTCTTGATACGTTGAGCTGGGAGCGGGCGGACGAAATACTTCGGGAGCGCGACCCTAGTGAAGTTCACGCGAAGATAACGTTGAAGACGGCAGCTGAGCGTTTCCTCTCCGATTGCCGATTGCGGATCACCAAAGAGTCCACGCGAAAATATGAGCTGGTGGTGAATGAACTGGTAGCGAAGATGGGCACCTTGGAGCCACGCGTGATTACTTCGGACGACCTGTCGCGTCTGCGTGAACCGTGGGGCACCGGAACGTTCGCGCGAAAACGAATCGAGAAGATGAGGACGTTCTTCCGGTTCTGTCAGGAACGGGGATGGATTAAAGTCAACCCCGCGACGGTCATAAAAGTGCCGAGGTCAAAAGCAAGACAAGTGGTTCCCTTCTCCGATGCGGAGATGGAAAAGATCCTATGGGCAACGGAACTTTACCCTGACGACCCTCCGGGGCGACGGGCGAAAGTTAGAGCGTTCGTTCTTACGTTACGCTACACGGGGTTAAGAATCGGGGATGTGGTTGCTTTGAAACGGGAGAGTGTGAGCGATGGGAAACTGCACATCCGAACCGCAAAGACAGGGACAAGTGTGTGGCTTCCTTTGAAGAAAGAAGCTCTGAGGGCGTTGGATTTGCTTCCAAACCGGAGCGATTATTTTTTCTGGACGGGCAACGGGACGCTGAAAAGCGCCGTGTCATCATGGCATCGGAGCTTTGCGACGTTGTTCAAACTTGCAGGAGTGAAGGGCCATCCCCATCAGTTCCGGCATCTGTTCTCGGTTGACCTTCTCTCGCACGGGGTTCCGATTGAGGACGTGGCGATCTTGCTGGGCCATTCGTCTAGCGCGATCACCGGAAAATACTACAACGCTTTCGTTAAGACGAGGCAGGAACGGCTTGAGGCCAACGTAATGAAAGCGTGGAAGGTTTGAGCAAAGAATCCGCTTGACTTTTCCCTCCTGCTATGATTTACTGGTCGAGATTTGGTGCTGCGGGAAACCTGTTGGGCGAAAGCCCTGGGGCTGGCACTGAACGTAGTTAAATCCAAAAAAAGATGCTCCCGATCGGAAACGAAAGCGTATGTCTTCCACCAGTAATCCCTCTGCTGTCCGTGAATTTCGCATCCGTGTCGATAAAAACCTCATCCGCAGTTTCGATGACCCACATGACAAGCTGCTTGGCATCCACCACGCGTACATTCGCGTAAAGGATTTTCCGAGCGGCGCAATCCCCGACAAAGTTAATCCACGCAGTCACGAGGATTTGTCGGGCCGCATTTCGGACGCCATCAAGGAATCACTCGAAGACTCGACGACGTGGTTTCATTTAGTGAACCGTGGCCTGCTCGTTGTTGCGCAAAAAGCGTGGTACGACACTCGCACTGAAATGCTGCATATCGTCATTGATTCCGAAGACGACGGCGGCGTAGCTGACGGCGCGACGACGGACCGAACAATTCGCAACGTGAAGCAGGCAGTCTCGGCAGCTGATTTTGACAAACTCACTGACGCCGAGATTCCTGAGAAGTTGAAGCAGGCGTATGTCCACGTCGAAGTAATCTCCGGCAGCCCGCCAGATATGCTCGTCCCGCTCACGCGGGCGCGTAACACGAGTAATCAAGTGAAAGAGTTTGCTATCGAGAACTTGGGTGGCGGCTTCGAGTGGTTGAAAACTCTCATCAATAATTCAACGCTGCGTGGGCGCATCCGCTTCCGCGAGAATGACCCCGAGCCGGTGGATGTCCGCACAGTGTTGGGGTTGCTGACGCTTTTCCACGAGAAGTGGAATGAGGGGAAAAAGGAGCCGGTCGTCGCGTACACCGGAAAGGGCTCAGTCATGAAGTACTATCAGGATGAAGACTGGCGTCCGGGATACGAGGCACTTGCGCCGGTCGTGATTGATATTCTCACGCTATACGAATACATTCACGCGAACTTCAACGCCCAATACGAGAAGTACAAAGCTACGCAGGACAAGGGCAGCCGTCTCGGTGGCCGGAAGGAAGTGCGTTACACAGGCAACGAGTGGACGCTGCCAATGACAGGCTTCAAGACGAAGCACTTCATTTCCGATGGATGGCTCTATCCGATGCTCGGCGCGTTCCGTATGCTTTTGGATTTTCCGAAAACGAGCCGCGGTGCGGTGAAATGGATTGTTCCCGACGCAAAGAAGTTTTACGACGATAATGGTTCAGCGTTTGTTGCCGATGTGTGCGACCAATCTGAATCGTTGGGGAACAATGCAAACGCGACCGGCAAAAGCCGTCCGTTATGGAATAACCTGCGGACGAAAATGGAACTACACCGCATGAAGATTCTTGCGGGCCAAGAATAACTTCAATCCGGCGCGGTCGCTCGTTTCAGGGCCGCGCCGATTTTATTTTTCGTCGTGACAAGGACAGTTACACCCTGAGGGATAGCAGTCCCCATGATCGCCCTTCCAACAAGCCCTAGAAATATCGTTGTCTCTTTCTTGAGTTTCTTGATTCATATTTACGAATTAGATTTCGGATATGACCCCCCTACCCCCCTTTTTCCTCCGAAAAAATTCGGCGAAACGATTTTTGGACTTCGCTCTCTGAGTGATGAGGGCAGAAACGTTATGACTGCTTTCGGCGGGTTCTGCGTCGCCTGTCATAATTTCCTCATCATTCAAAGAACGAATGGGAAGCAAGAGGGCCGGTCATATTCACGAATTGAGTTTCGGACGAGGATTAAGCTCCCTCGCAAGCTGACCTCGCGCACTTATCCCTGCGCGATTTGACCCCTGGGAAAAGAAAAACCCTTTGGCGAGCCTACGAGTTTTGACTTTGACCTTGACCTTGCGATCTCGTCTCCGCTCACAGGCTACCCAAAGAGTTCGATGTAACCTGTAGCTCGCCTCTCCGTTGCCGGAGATATTTCAATTAAAGCAAACCTGCGGGGTCGCGCAAGGCCGGATTGGGGATAACGCTTGATAGCGGGGATGGTACCCGGTACCATCGGCCAAATGGCCAGATGCACAGCACCGGTATATGGTCATCGTACAGCGAGCGGTCGAGACGCCTGCCCGGTATGCGGTGGCCGCTCTAGGGGCTACAGTGGCTACAGCTACCGGTCGTACTCGGCTCCGAGTTACTCCTCGTCCGGGAGTAGCTGGGGCGGCGGCGGGTCCGACGGCAGTGCAAGACCGCGCTGGTCGCCAGCCGGTTCGTCCGTGGTGTACACGCCTGCCGAAGTGCGGGCACTCACGCCGGTCCGCGACAGCGTCGTAAAGAGAGTGCCGCTTCCTGAGTTTCGGGATGTCTTTCTCTGCCATGCGTGGGACGACCGGGCGGGGGCCGCAAAGGAGCTGCACGACCAGCTTGAATCACGCGGTGTCTCCGTTTGGTTTAGCGAGAAGGACGTCGCCCTTGGCACACCGTTGCTCCGCGAAATTGACAAGGGGCTGGCGAAGTCGCGAGTCGGGATTGTGCTGGTGACCCCTGCGTTTTTGAGCCGCCTCCGAGGAGAGGGTATCGCCGAGAAAGAGCTATCGGCACTCCTAGCACGTGACCTGCTCGTCCCGATTGTGCATGGCACGACGTATGAAGCTCTCCGCGAAGTCAGCCCCCTGCTCGGCTCCCGGAGCGGATTGAGTACTACTGAAAATCCGATGCCAGCCGTCGCAGCGAAGCTCGCCGAGCTGATCGCCCTCTAGGTTTTACTGCCGAACAAGAAAAAACCGCGCCCATTCAAGGGTGAGCGGTACAAAGGCAAGCCTTTGTTTTGTGGTTGCGAATAGGATTCAAACCGATCCTCGGTTTGTTCGACCTATCGACCAATGATGAAGCCGTGCGCTTTTCGGTTCCATTACAGCGACCGCCGCGCCGGCAACCGGCCCCATTAGACCGTCGGTAGCTCCCATAATTTGACGTATAAAACCGTCCATCATCAGTTCTATACTCTTTCCGGTAGCTCCGATACCGTGCCCAATGAAGCGTATAAGAAGCTCGGGGAAATACTTGTGGATCTACGGACTCGTGCCGGTCTGACGCAAACGGAGCTGGCGAAACGGCTCAAGCGACCGCAATCGTTCGTTTCAAAGTACGAACGCGGGGAGCGGGGCCTGGATGTTGTGGAAATTCGCGATGTTGCCGTGGCTCTGGGAATCGATCCGATCCGCCTTTTGAAAAAGTTGTATCGGGAGAGCAAGTGAAGATCGTTCGCGTCGAAAGCCTGTTCAATTGCGGTCCCTATGCGGGGTCGGCGGATTGGATTGCCCGAAGGAAGGAGATTCATGACGCGGTGGAGAAATGCGATTGGCCGCCCGGGACCGGCAAATTCACGATCTTTCCGGGGAAGCATGCGAACGGTGTAGTTCCCATTAAGAAAGAATTTCAAATCGAATTACAAAAGCGAGGGTGGACGATTGAAGGGGAGGCGAAAAATAAATTAAATCAGGTACTGGGCGACTTCGATGCCATTGTTATTGGCAAGGGTGGAACGGTGGTCGCGGAATGGGAGACGGGGAATATCTCGTCAAGCCACCGGTCCGTGAACAAATTGCTTATGCAGATATCGGACGGTGTGGCAGCAGCGGGTGTTTTGGTCGTTCCATCGCGATCCCTCTACGGATATTTGACGGATCGGATTGGCAGCATCACAGAACTGGAGGGCTACCTTCATTTTTGGAAGAAGTTTCCTTGCGAGAGCGGGGTTCTTGAATTCATCGTTATTGAGCAGGACGCGGTGAGCGTCGACGTTCCGAAGATTCCAAAGGGTTCGGACGGAAACGCAAAAAAGAAAATGAAGAAGAAGAAAAAGAAGAAGAAAAAAAGCTAAGATTCGACGTAATCGTTGTTCTTGTGCGAGCGGATCTCGCCGCTTTCAAGCCGGTCAATAATTTCCTTTGTTGAATCGATATCCATCCCGATCCATTCCCTGCCCTTCTTTTCACAGACCGCGTATGTCGTTCCGCTGCCGCCGAATGGGTCAAGAACGAGATTGCCCGAGTACGTGGACATTTCCACGACGCGGTCAAGGATCTTGGTGGAAAGCGCGTTGGCGCGCCGCCCCTTTGATTTGAATTTCCAATGGCGGACGGGCGGAATATCGGACCATACGTCTTTGAGGGTGACGCCTTTCGGATTCATAGCGTGCCGGTGGCCGCCGTAATCCTTCACTTCGCCGCCGCAATGCCGACATTTTTGGATCGGCGTCCGGATGCGGTTAAAGGTTTTTGGATTCCCTTTGGAGTAGTAGAGCAAGCTGTAATGGCTAGGATGCAGCCGTCCGGGAATCGGCAGCGATGCGGAGATTTCAACCGCAATCCAATGGCGGAATTCCATTCCGAGTCCGGAGAGATGTGCGCCCAAAAGAACGTTCCATTTGGGCAAATTATAAAGGAAAAGAGCGCCGCCCGGTTTCAGCGTCCGGACACATTCATTTATCCATAGCTTGCACCACGCGACGTATTCTTCTTCTGGTTTAAGGTCGTTGAAGCTGGTGCCGTACTTTTTCCCAAGGTTGAATGGCGGGTCGGCAAAGACGGTATGCGCAATCTCGCTTCTGAGGGAGGGAAGGATTTTCATGCAGTCACCGGAGAACAACGCCCCGAGTGAAGAAACGTAGACAGGTTTGGCGTGCGCCTCCGCGTTCAAAACGCGTGAAGGATCGAATACCTTTTCGTCAAGTTTCAGCGCTGATTGCCGAGCCAATCGTTTTCTCCGATGAACGAGAATAACCCAAAATGGGTTAAGTAGACAAACCTACCTAGTTAACGAGACCAAGTATACGCGCACACGTCCACCTTCCCAAAAACCCATTTGAGATCATCGCGTCTGCCATTCTTATCGCGTCCGGAGGATTGATGGGACTGCCGTAGATGTGAAAGCGTGTGGACATATCGGCCCACGTTCCGGTGCCGAGAACATCGGACGCTCCACGATTGAATTGCAAGATGCCGTCGCTGATTAGATTGTTTGAATCCGGTCGACTGACGTTCACACCCTGGCTTTCGCATTGGATGAGTTTCTCAATAATGGCGGCGTTTTTAATGGGTCCAGGCACCAAATAGGCCCAATTGCGGCCTGAAATGACCGTTTGGGGCGTTGTGATTGGACCACTGACGGCGTAACTACGCGCTGGGAGGCAAAATGGGGCAATGGCGAGGGCTAGAACGGTGGGAATGAGGAGACAAGGCTTTGTAATAATGATGCTGGCTGTCCAGCCGCCCTATTTGGGCATCAACCGCATTTAAGGGTTGAGGTTAAGTTTGGCGACCTCTTAAGGGTACCGAGCGCTCGGGAGAGGTCAAGGATCGTTTTGGGGATAGCAAAAAGGCCCGCGTAGATTGGTTGGTGGGGCCTTTTGTGGCGATATTGGCGGAGTTGGGCCGCGACGGGTTGGACGCGGCGGAGATCAGTCTGATTCGTCGGACTCATCCGATTCTTGGGGCGGATCGGCGACGATAGGGATTGCGAGAAGCTCAAGCACCTTTTGGGGATCGGTGCCATAGAGCTGCGTGCAGGTTTCCAGTTCGAACGCGATCTGTTCGCGCATCATGTTGACGGCACGTTCATAGGCGAGGTCGCTTCCTTTGGGGATGTCGGCGAGTTTCATGTCGCCTCGATCCCCTGCGGATTGAGGAAGGCCGCAAGCGCCGCCGTTGCTTTGAAGCGCGGGACGGCGTCCAGTCTTTTGAACGCCGAGGTGAAGGCATTGGACAAGGACCAGAGTGTTCGGGGTGCGAACTCCTTGTACGCGGGATCAAAGTAATACCGGTGAACTTCCCGGCCGAGATGCTTCGGGACTTCCAGTTCTTCTTCGATGAATGCCCGGTAAATGAAAATCCGGGCACGCTCGTCAGAGAGCTGGGTCGCCTGCCACAGTTTCACTTGGTTCCGCATCGGCTCGAAGTTGCGCTGCATTCGATCAACGCCGATAGCGAGCGCATCTTCAAGGTTGAAGTTCTTCGTGTGCTTGTGAAGGACGGGTGTGAAGTCGCCGTGGAAGGCGAGGTTGTCGCAAACGAAGACGCGGTAGCCCACGGTGAGGGCGAGCCGCATGGATTTGTCGTTCGCGTTGCGGACGCCGATGAGAAACCGGCATCCTTCAAATTGAGTTTCGAGTTCAAGGACGCCGAAAAACTTCATGCAGTCCGCAGAAACGGCGAACTCGTCCTTGACGACGTTTATGTGCCGGAACGCGAGCGTCTCCACGAGTGACGTGACGACGGCGAGATGCGGGATCGGTCTGAACGATTCCGTTGCTTCCGGGGTTGGTATCTGGGCAAGCTCTTCACGGGTAAGTTTCTCCGCGCCGCAATGTGCGAGCAGACCATGCATTATCTCCTCCTCTTGAAATCACAATCTGTGACTTCAAATTGAATTGGGAATGTACAAATGGGCGTGAGCCCAAAGCCGGAGGCGACGGGTCGAAGCGTCAATCTCCGGTTCTGGGATCGCGTTGAAATGGCTTCATGGCCTCGCGGAGGGCGCGGGGTACTTCGGAATACTTGCTTTCACCTTCAAAGGCATCATGGCCGTTCTCCAAAAGAAGAGCGGCGATGTTCGCTATGTGAAGGAGTTTTGTTAGGGCAACGGTGTGGGTGGGCTCGTCTTCATTGCGGCCTTCGTACCATGACGTGAAGGCCACGCCGCAAAAAAAGATGAAGACGGCGGCGATGATAATTCCGATGGTGATGAGTAGGGTCATTGTTAGAAAACTTCGAGGCGAGGGCGAAGGATGCCCTTTGAGGTCCGTTCAAGAAATGAGAGGCCCCGCTGCCAATCTGTGATATTTCCGTAGTGCGGCGGTAAACAGAGGCAAGGGGATTCCATTCCGAATGTCGTGTCGCCATTTATGTTCGTGAAGTAGCGAATGGCGGCTCGATGGACGTGAGCCTGGACGAAGCTACCGCCTTTATTCGTCATTAGGCTCTTGACGGTCATTCCTGCCCCGGCGTTCACGCGGTCAAAGTGGCCGATCTTGATCCCTTCAAGGTCAAAGAAGGTGTCGGTCCACTTTGCCGCGCCGTCTTTCGTCGAGACCCATTCGATCCCGAGCGGACGCAGATGTAATTGGTTGAAAAGGAAATCGGCGTCAAAGACTGCGGGGGCATTTCGCAAAACGTAGTTCTTTACGCGGAACTCATGATTCCCTTCGACGTACTTGATGATGGCGTCCGGATGGTCTTGCCGAAGATCTTCCAAGAAATCGCGGCCCATTGGGATCTCGTCCTTGAGCATTCGGCCAAAGTTGGGGATGCGTTCGTACTTGGATGCTTCGTAGCAATCGAGAAGGTCTCCGTCCACTACGATCATGTCGGGTCTGTTTTCCTTGAGGATGGCGAGCGCTCTGTCGAGAGCCGGTCTGTCCTGAAAAGGAAAATGAATATCGTTTATGATTCCGACGAGGTTGATCTTCCTCGCGCTCTGTTTCACTACTGCGTTGATGTATCGGGGATGAACTTCCGGGCGAAGTTAACGACGACGCTCCACACGGCGACGACGATGGGCGTATACACGCCAAAGTCGGTGTGGCCGACGTAAGCGGAAAGGTAGGTCAACGCAGCGCCGCCGAGTGCGATGCCGAGCCCTTTAAGAACCGAGATTAGCTCCGGAGATGAGATAGAAAATGCTTTAGACATTTTGGTAGGGTTTGATACGACCTTTAGAATTTCGCGATTTCTTTTTGGACGAGGCCGAGCGCCTGTTCAATATCAAGGATGATCTGCTGCGCGAGCGTGAACTGTTGCGCGGTAAGCGCTTGTTTCGTTGATGCTGGAACCTTGTGGAAGAACACTCCGTCAGTGATGTAAGGCATATAATTCCCCTGGATTTCAAACCATCCTTTGTTACCCCACTCTTCGCTCCAACTGTTGGGACCGTAAATGCTCGAAGCGTCGAACTGCGTCGCGTTAATGAAGTGGCCGCTCACGATGGTCTTCGGGGGAACGATGGGAAGTATGTCGGCTGCCGCCCAGCTCGTTTGTCCGACCGGGAGAACTTTGCCGTATTGGGAGGTGTACCACTCTTCGCCGATCTCGGCCTCGATAATCACGTCGCCGTAGTTGTAGATCGCGTCCTTAATGCTTTGGAATGTCGGGTTCTTTCCCAGAAAGAAATATGACTCGCCGGTCGCGCGACCGAGCGCGTCCGCTTTCGCTTCGTCGCTTGCGAGCGCCCAATTATCGAAAACATCCTCCGCGAGCGTGGTGTCGCTTGGAAACATCGCCTCGAGGCAAATACCGAGAAGCACGCGCATCTTTGCGACGGCCTCAATGTCGGTGCCCTGGCGTTCGATGCCAAGCCCGTCTACGGTCTTTTCGAGCGCGTACGCGGCGCGCGGGCTCAACGGCAGGTATGAAGGAACGGCCCCTTTTGCGACAAGCTGGCGGTACAGATAAAGGACCAAGCTGTATTGACCGGAATATCCACCGCATCCCGGTTGCGTGTTTTGCATAGTGATCGGAACGCCCCCTGCGTCTGTTGGTCGCCATATCGCGGGTGTAGGTGATGCCTTGCCGAGAAGTACGGTTGCCGGGTAGTCAGTGGGTTTCGATTCTCTTTCTATTCTTCCGAGTGGAAAATCAAATTTGAACTGCTCCATTATCTTTATTTTGTAATTTATACGGATTTTGTCCAGAGGCGCTCTGCACAAGCTAACGGTGGAAATATCCGATGTAGGCGATGATCGCGAATTCGACACAGGCGACAATTCCGATACCGGCCCAGATCCAACGCTCAAGAAAGCGAAGACGCCGCTCTTTGTCAGCCCGCTCGGATTTATATTCGGCGAAGAAATCCGCGAAGTCCTGCTTCTCCATTTTTCTTTCCTCAACCCGGATCAACCGCTCTTTTGTGTCGTTGGAAAAGCTCTTCAATTCCTCCCGCATACCCTTGAGTTCGGTCCGCATCTCAATGAGGAGATCGTGGTCGGGGGTAATAATGGGCGCTGTGATGGTGTCCATTTTCGTGCGTGGTTTAGTTGAGCGCTTGAATCAGGAAACACGGGCTTACTGATCCCGTGCCATTGAATGCCCATGACGGAGGGGGCGCTGAGTTAATGACCAAAGCCTGGCTCGTTACGGTCTTATATTGAAGCGAAAACGTCGTACTCGCCGATTGGACCTTGTAGAGGCCATCGAATGAGAAATTTCCGGTTGAACTCGTGATGTTCTGTTGGAAGATTGTGGTCGCATTTGTGGTGTCGTTAAATTGCAGTCCGTTCGTTACGGTTGAACCGGATGTCGTGACCTGGCCTGCGACCCGTATCATGACGAACTGTCCTACTGTGAGACCAGAAATAGTGACCTTCAAATTGGTGGCGTCGACATCGACGAGCGTTGTCGAAGCGGTAGAATAGTTCGAATTGTTCGCAGTTCCTGCTCCGTGGTATCCGGCTGTTGCGGTTTGCCAGATCGGGTTGGCACCGGCCCCCTGCGTTTGCAAAAACTGCCCCGATGTTCCGGCAGGGAGGCGGGACCAGGCTGATCCGCTGTAATACGGAACATCGCCTTGCGCGGGGCTTGCGATCCACGGAATGAAAATATTCGCGGCAACCTGCGAAGAGTCGCTGATGTATCCCGGTGCAATGAATGGCCGCACATCATTTGAAATGTAGCCCTGTGTCCCATCGTTCCAATCTCGGATGATGGTCTCTCCTACAGTATTGAAAATCTCGCATACCACGATCTTGTTGGCCGGATATGCGGGGGCGGTGGGTGAAACGGCTTCGGAGCCTTGCGTCATAGCGACAGTCCCGGTGTTATCTATCGTCACGATGTCGATTCGTGGGTGCGTGATCGGAGCAGTGATCGTTGCGGTGTTTCCCCCGGCGAAGAGAACTTTCACGATTCCCAAATAGAACGTGCCGGGCTCGATGTAGAGGGCCATGGTGTTTGCGGTGTACGTACCGCTCGTGGCGTTGGTGCTCGCGGTAAATGAACTGAGCGGAGCGTAGACGGAATTGTTGAGCGATGAAATAGTGATACTCGTTCCGTTCAACGCATAGGCGCAGAGGACAACAAGGCTTTGGTTGGCGGAGGAAAGCGCGACGCCGGTGGATGTCGTCGTCTGCGGATTCTGGAGAAGCGCCAAGAGATTCGCGGCGGTGGCTGCCGCGCTTGCCCCGATCAATACGTTTCCGGGTGTGGAACCGATTGAGCTTACGAAGGTAAAGACAACGCCGGTGCCGTTGATGGTGAGGGTGGCAATTTTCGTATTGCCTGGATTCGTTGGAAGCCCAAGAACCCCAAGTTGCTGATGCGGGAGGAGCAACGACCCTCCGCGCGCGTCATCGCGGAGTGCGTCGTACTGTTCTGAATAACCGGTCTGACCGCTCGCGACGGGAATCGATTTCATGAATTTGCAAATGTGAAGTCCACTTCGACGGTGGTATCGGTTCCCGCCGATTTTGAATAAGGGGAAGAAAACAGCGCATGGTTAAACATATTCCCGGAGCCGATGCTGGACGTGCCCCCGATGAAGGTTCCGAACTCGTTGTAGGTGGTATTCGAGAGAACGGCGTCGGGAAAATAGAACTGGGTTACGGCAACGTTGAAATTGCTGTCTGCGCCGTATGAAATTGATGCCCGATTCGTTGGGGTCGTGAGCGCGATGTCGGCGTTCATCGGAGTCGTGGAGCCGGTTCCGATCTCGCCCCATGCGATACCGAGAGGAAAATTGAACACGCCGTAATAGGCGCTCAAGAGATATTGAACGAGAAGGTCCATTCCGTAGTTCAAGGAATCTACGACGAGATTGTCTTGTTGGACTTCAATGTGACCGGCGTTAACAAGTTCTTGAGCTTCGGTACCTCGTCCAGCGTCTTGAAGCGCTTGGATTCGGTAGATCGTTCCTGCCGGATGCGACCGGACGATCACTCTTCCCGAAATTCTAACGTTCTGTCTTTCGTTGACCTCCATGCAATAACAATAGCATTTTGATTTTTCGGCGCCTGTGCATGCGCTCGTCAGCTCCACTGCGAAAAGCCCCAACGCATTGCCGGTGATGCTCCCGGTCCCCATTTGTAGGGTTTCTGCGTGGAGGTCGCGGCAAGAGTGTCAGTGGCGGTCACGCCTTCCGCGATGGGCTCAAGGTTCTGGGTGACGGTAGAATCGTCCACGGGAGTCTGGTTGGCTTCCTGTTGGAGAAGGGTCGTCATGAGGTCAACGAAAGTTACGGTGTCTGAGCCGATGGCCTCGATTTGATACTCAAGGGTGCCCTGTGCGCCTGGGACAAACACCGTTGCCTCAACGCGCTTTATGATGAGCGGATAGTTGGTGATGCCGAGTTTTGGAGAATTAAGAATGATGGTTTGGCCTATCGTGCATCCGGCGACAAGAGTATTGAACTTTACGTCGTAAACAGAGTGGCCGAACTGAAGGATCTCGGCCTGTGCTCGCTGTTGTGCTTCAACGACGCTGGAGATTTTAGAATCAACGATTACGTCTTGAAACTCGCCGTAGGTGGCGATCCCTACCGGGTCTGATGCGTGAGCGACAATAGGGATGGTGGCAGCGCCGAATATTTTTAGAGTGTGTCCTCCTCCGGGATCTGATGTGAATTTTACGAACCGGTTCTTGTCGTTGTAGAGCACCTGGACGGTTCCCGGGTCGGTTTGTTGGTCGATCCCAACCGTTTCAGTCGCGCCGTCGAGCGTCACGGTGATCGTGGACGTTGAGTACGCGTAGCCAATTGCGTAGACGACGGTCCCACTTACAGTCGTGTACACGTCGGGGGTATTTCCTGCAATGAAGGTTTTCGAATACGTTCCTCCGATAACAAAGACGCTGTTCTTCATGTTTTGAAGATTGCGGGTTACGTCGAGCGAGTTCCACTCGATCTGCCCGCTCGTCTCGTCAATCTTGATAGGGGCGGTTGCTCCTTCCCCCACGGCGTTCTCAACATCGCCCAAAAAGAAGTGGATGTCTTTTGATGGGTCTATGTACCAATCCCATCCGATCAGTTTCGCGAGCGATTCCAAACACTTCGTAGGCTGCTGGTAATTGAACTTGATGGAAGGCACGAGAAAGTTGGCGGTCTGTACATGGTTTGTGGTGAAGCCTTTTCCCGGAGCGAAATTAGCGACAAGGTCCAGGACGATGTCGTGCGGGTCAATCATGGCGTAGTTTTTTTTGACGAGTGTGCCGTCCAATAAGTAGCTCCAATCCGTGCACGTGATCTGGTACGTGAGCATGAGTCCCTCCACACTCACTTCGGTCTCGGTGACGGTCCCGCCGAAAATCTGGCCGGAACTGTCAAACATAGTAATCGTGTCATTGAGGACCGGAACGGTCTTGACGGGAAAGGTCTGGCCCGCGCCGAGCTTCACATTGAATTTCAGCGTGGAGACTTCTTTTGTGAGAACAGAAACGAGATCAACGGTGCTCCAATCGACAGAGCTAGAAATATCGGTGCCGTTATCTTTTATTACGACGGGATTTGCCATGCTACGAGGCGTAATTTCTTAGCTTCAATTGCCTGCCGATTTGCTTGGCGATAGTGTTCGCAATGAGCGTCGCACCTCCTTGGTCAAGGTACATGCCGCCTTGGATATAAACATTGATGCCTCCGCCTCCCGCGCCAAGAAGTGCGCCTGGAGTCTTCGTCGCAATAAGGAAGTCGGCAGGGTCGGATTGGATGATCTGACCTCCGGGCGTGATGATGGCGTCGTGGACACCGATTACGGATAGCGCGCCGGAGACGGCACCGCCAGCCGCTTTGCCAAAGGCGGACGCGGCTCCTCCGATTGCGTTCACAGCGGCCAGGACGGGTGCGAATACTCCGGTTGCCCACGAGACAAATGTTTGGATGACTCCCGTAATGAAACTTATTGAGCTGGTCAATGCGCCTTTGATGCCATCCCAAATGCCAATGAAGTATGAGCTGATCCCACCCCACACCAGATTCCAAAGTGTTTGATAGAACTGAAGGGATGCGTTGAGGTAAGCAGTAATCCAATTGAGAGCGGACTGTATCGTCTTTTTAATACTGTCCCACACTATGACGAGGAGATCGCTGATTGCCGTCCAGATGGCTTGCATGTCTTCTTTGAGGTTCTGCCAATTCGCGATGATGACTGCCGCGAGCAGAGCGACGAGGCCGATAAGGAGCGTGAACGGACCGCCGAGAAGTGCGACGATAACCGCGAGGGTACCGAGAATCACGAGCAAGCTCCCGAGCAAAGTGAGCAAGCCGCCCAAGATGCCGACGAATATGAGGATCGTTTCGGTAAGTTTTTGGTGTCGCTGCGTCCAACCATCAATGCCGTCGATAATTTTCACAATCCATTGAAGTAATTCCGTCAGCATGGGCATCTGGGTGTTTCCCATGTCGGAGAGAAGCTTGTTGAAACTTTGCATCGCGACGGAGAGACTGCCGCTTAGAGTTTCTGCGTAGGCTTGCACTTGACCGTTGACCGCGCCTTGGACAGCTTGAAGGGCAGCCATACCGGACAGCCCGTCCTTGATCTGGATGCCGTAGGTGGCAAGAGCGCGGCCTTGCCCGTTCATGGCGAGGACCACTTGATTTGTGGCGGTCGCAAGATCGATGTTCTTCGCGCGCGCGAGGTCCATTGCGGCCTGATTGACCTGCAACGCTTCGGACACACTCTTGGTGGCCGTGAAAGATTGCATCAGACTATTAGTGCTGTCAGTTACGGAAAAACCGAGTGAGACGTTTGCGTCGGCTTGCGATTCCAGTTTCGCGGTAATTTCATCAACCGACTGACCGTTGAGCTCTTGGGAGTTCGTTAAAATGTCGAGCTGCTGCTGGTACTTTTGAATATTGAGCTGGTCCGTAGCGATACTTGCAGCGGCTTTTGCGTGGGAAGCGGCTGACTTTTCGACCGATCCGGTATGCGTGTCAAGCGTGGCCGTTGCTTCGGCGATGCTCGCCTTGTATCCATTGATCTTATCTTGGAGAAAGGCGACCTGGGTGGCATAGGAACTCGTAGAATCTGCTGCGCCCGCCATAGCATCGGTCACCGCTTGTTTCAAGCTGTCCTGGGATTCCTGGACGCTTGCTGCTGAATCGACGACGCCGACATACACGGCAGTAATTGCGGCACCGGCAATGCCAATCTGAATCCCGGCACTGATGGCCTCCTGGCCAACCTGTCTTAAATTATTCTGAGCACCGGAAAGCGCCGAGGCCGATTCGTCAACCGCTTGGATAAGAATTTCTAGGACGGATTGCGATGCGGCCATGTGGTGCGGAGAATAGTGTGGTTAGGAATGAAGCCAATCTTCTAAAGATCGGTGTGCTCGGTTCGCGAGACGGAACATCTTGATAACGAACGCGAGGCCAACGATACCGAAGAAAATTACTAGGAAGATGAGGACAGCCATTGATTTTGTTGATTATTTTTTTTTCGACCTTACTTAACTAATGCCACAGTCACGGATTTTTGGCAAACAGCTCACTTCTTGTTTCGGCGGTTCGCTTCGTCCGTTTCCTCACGCAACATGCTGACGATCATCTGAATGAACCAGTGGGGTTGTTCTTGGTAGGTATACCAGTCCCAACCGAATTCACGGCAGATAAGCGCCGCGACCTGTTCCGGGTAAAGTTCGGCACGTCCGAGGGAGAAGAACTCGTGCCAGCGTAGTGCTACTTCTCCCTCTAAAAATTTCCGCTCGCGAGTTCCTTGACTTCGTTGAGGATCGCGGTGTACTCGGATGCAGGAAGGTCCTGCAACCGTTCGGCAAGATTCTCGGTCGAATCGTCAAGCGATACGACGGCGGCTTCTACGAGCTTGATGTTGCGCTCGATGCCGACGAGAAGCGAAAGCTTCTGATTGGCTCCCTGCTCTGCGGAGACGGACTGGTCGGCGAAGAGCACCTTGAGCACGCCGTTCACCTCGCGGGCGGTGAGATAACTTTTTACGGTTACTTTGTGACCGCCCGGCGTGATGAGGTCTTTGGTTTCTCTGTCCATTCGTGAAGATGTGGATTTCGACCTTGAGAAAAATTAGTAGCTTGCAACGGTATTCGTCACCGTGATTTTTGCCATCTCGGAGTTCGTAAGCGAGTAGGTCGCTTTGAACTTGAGCGTCTGCGCCACGAGGTCGTTCAATTTGAACGGTCTGCTGAATTCGGTGAAGTACACCTGGTCCAACAGGATCGTGACTTCCGGATGCGACGGCACGACGCCGATGGAGACATCCGTGTTCTTGAGGTCAATGAGAAGCGACTGAGACACGGTGGGCGTCGCGAGCGCGACGGTCTTGAAGTCTGACTCGTTCTGGAAAAGCGCCGTGAGCGTTCCTTCGATCTTGAACTGCTTGTTCAAGAAATCTATCGGGGCCACGGAACCGAGCACGTCGTCGTCCTCGATACTTTCGTCAATCGAGAGTTTGAACGATTTGAGTTTCACGATCGCGCCGTTAAAGGTCATCGTGCCGATCGCCCCGGTCGTCGCAACAGAAAGGTCAAACGACGAAGCGGTCACAATTGCCGCAATCGTCGCTCCTACCGGAAGATTCGTAGCCGAGACGCGCATACCGACGTTCAAGAGCGTGGTGCTGATGCTGAGGCCCGTGACGTGAATCGTGCTCGCTGCGGTTCCGGTCGCGGTAAGCGTGCCGTTCACGCCTGCGGTTGACGGCGCGTAGGAGAACGTCATGTACTGGGGCAGGAAACGATTTTCGGCGACCATCGCGACGGTCGCGGCTTGCGCCACACCTTTGAGCGCCTTGACGCTCATGGTGATGTCCGCGAATTTCTTCAGCTCCACGTCCAAGTCAAGCTTGTGTATCACGCCGAGCGAGTACACATAATCCACGGAAGTTAGAGCGTCGTTGATGAAAAACGAAAGCGACTGGTGCTGGGCGGTTTCGCCAACGGTCGCTTTATGATCGTAGACCGCCGATTCGCCCGCGTGCGTGCTGTCCGCGTTCGCACCGAAGATCGCGAAGAACAAAAGTGGAAGTGACTGATCGGTGAGAGGGACCTTCACGGTACCTTCGACATAGTTCTTCGTGCGGTACTGCGCGGTGGAATCTTCGATGATCGCGAACGATTCGTCCTGGGTTACGTTTTCAAATTTCTCTTCAAGTGAAGCCTCGCTGAACGGGAGCCAATATGACGCCGATCCAACCGCCGTGCCGCGCGTCGTTTCCTTCGCGATGCCGACTGACTGTAGGCGTCCAATTCCTTTTGCCATAATTATGTGTTATTGGTTTGTTCTGGTTCTGCGACCTTTGGCTCCGGTTTGACCGGCTGTCGCTGTATCTTCCAAAGCTCCAGAGCTTCCTCGTTCGTGGAAGCGACAATACTGATGGCGAGGTATTCACCGTCTGCGGGAAAGTGGTAACGGTTTTTTATCTGAGATACGGCGCTGATGGTCGTGCCCTTCGGGATCGAAATATCTTTGTTCTCCGTTTCGGGGATATCCATCTTGTTTTTGAGGTTTGGTATTTCCATGCTGAATGCTGAGGTTTGAACTTAGTGTAGCATTTGCGATTTTGCAGGCCTGTGGATTGCTAGTTGGCGGATTGAACAGCGCCGGGAACGAGCTGGCGGGCCTTCAAGGTAATGTAAAAAACTACGTAGGTATTGGTACCGCTATTTATGGGACCGGGCGGCTCAAGGATCGCCGGAAGAACACCGCCGATAGAGGTTCCCTGAAGCGTGCAATCAAGGTCAAAAACGTTCAAGACGGAATCGAGCAAGCCTTCGAGATAGGTAGGGTCAGTCTTCGAAATGTTGTCCGGGGTGGTAACAACCATGATGTACCACGTGTAATCGCGGAGATTGTTGGCTTGGTCTTCGTACACGGAAGTTGTTACGGTTGGTGGAATTACGACCGCCGATGGGAATCCCGGCCAGTCGCGGTCAAGTGGCGAGACTTTCGTCATGTCATCCGCGAGAACAAATCGGAGCGTGCCACTGTCAACTAGCGACTGGAGATCGGCTATGATCGCGGTTTTCATTTGTTGGGCGTAGGACTGGCTCATGCGCCTTGTGCCTGTGACGCCACCTGCGCCGTAATTTTGTCCAGTGCCTGAACGAAGAGCGAATCCACGTCCGGCTGTGCAGCGGCCACGATGCGCTCCATGAAGGGATTCGCTTTGGTGCCGGGGTGATGGACTATGGTCCCGAAGATCTGTCCAGTTCGTGGATTTGCAAGGACGCGAGCATTAACCGGCACGATGGTGTGCGGGGCGGTGCCGAACTCAACGTAGGGTGCGTAGGAAGCTTTTGGATACCAGCGCGCCGTGTACTGTCCCACTTCGAATCCCCAGTTCTGGACGAGATAGCCGGTCAACACGGGCACTGTGCTTGCGGTCGTGTACTTAGCGAGAAGCGCCTGCGATCCGACGACGGCGCTCTGAATTATGGGGGCGGCTATCGCTGGGTAAACCGCGAGTGCCGCTTGAAGAGCGGGAAGATTTGGGATGGTTATTTTGAATTGGGTTTCGGGCATGGTTAAAATGCGTTGCCGACGCGCTTATAGTTTTGAATTGTCTCTTTATCAAAGGCGTCAAGCTGATCCCGCCACGATGTGGTAGCGCCCTGAATCGCTTCGCTTGCTTTACCCTCAAGCATTCGGCGCTTATAAATTCGTACGACGATGTTTTCGCAAACGTCGGTGAGATCTGCGGGAAGGCGGTGAAGCGCGGGATTGCCGGCGCTTTCCCAAGCTATCAGATAGCCTGCCGTGTACGTCGCCCGGAGCATGTTGGAATAAAGGCGCGGCATGGTGCCGTAGACCCGGATAATGCCGGATGTTCCGTCCTCCACAAGTTCGAACTGATCGGGAATGAAGTCCGTCCAGTTCGGATTGCTCGGTGTTCCGGCGCGCCACTGGAAGGAAGTCAAGGCGCTCACGGGGGCGTTGCGCAAGACAAGGAATTGCTGGCGAGCGCCGTTCACGCCGTAAACCTCGTTTGTGTAGGTCTTGCTCATGAAGTGACCGTCGTTCGGATACTTCTCAAGGCCTGTCTTGCCGCACTCGCGCTCGATGTAATCGGACGCGCCGTTTATGAAGCGGATGAGCTTCGCATCGTTGTCGCTGATTGAAATATCCAAACGGTCCTTGACGCGAGCCAAGGTCGTAAGCGCATACGGGACTACTTGTTCTTGAACGGTGGGCATGTTGCCGAGGATTTATCCTCGCGGCATCCCATGTGCCGCCGTCCTGTCGGTCGGCAACACACGAGATGGGAGCGAAGATTCAAATAGCTAGGTATTTGAGACCGTCGTGTCTACCGGCAACGGGCTTTCATTGCCGAGAATGATCTGGGCAAAGCCGAGAATTGCGGGAGAGCTGCCGCCGGTGAAGGCGGGCGTGATGACCGCCCGAAGGTATCGCTTCCGATTAAGGTTGAGGCCTTCGATGCGGGCGACGTTCTCCGCCGCTGCGCTTTCGCAGTTGAGCGTGAAGCCGATCACCGTGCCCGTGTTGTCAAGGGCGTTCGACCAACCGGAGGTGCCGGTCGCGCTTTCTTGGAGCGTAACGGCGATGGTTGCTGCGGACGGGGAGCCCGAGGCTTGCGCGCCGTTGGCGTAGATCGCCGCGTTGTCCGCGCCGAGCGTGTCAACGGAGCTTCCGTCAACCGCAGTTGAACCGGAGAACGACTGAGCCGGGAGGCTCGTGCCGCCGACGATCTTCACATCGTCATAAGGATTGTGACGCATTGAATTAATGTTTGGCCCCTGCCTTCCTTCGACTTTAATCGGAAGGGAAGAAGTATCGGAGAATGTTCATCCCCAGATAGTTCAACGGGCGGTTTATTTACTGATTGCTGTTCCCGTGAGGCCCGATTCCCTGCCGAGGAAAGACAGAGAACCGGACGTTCACAAAAGCTACTAGGACGCCGAGGTAAAGATGACCGTGAAAGCTTTGGGAAGAACGACGACGAAGGAATGGCGGTGCTTGTACACGATGCCGCGCTGGTCGGAAAGAGCGATCTCTTTGCCGCCGAAGCTGCCGGACTCGAACTGAGCAACGCGCATATCGCCCTTATCGCCGAACGCGCACGCCTTCATGTTCCCGAAGATCATGAATGCGGTGTTCGCGCTCACCGCAGTGACGAGCGTGGGGAGCCAGCGGTTCGTGAAGACCGGGTAACCGGCCATCTCGCCCGCAGGCTTGATCGGACCCCCGCCTGGATTGTCCTTCAGCTCGCTGCCTGCGCCAGAGAGGAACAGGAATGGCAAGCCGGAGGTGGAAGCCAGTTGCGAGCGGACGTTCGCCCATACCGTGCGGTGCATATACCATGCCGCGCCGTCGAGGATTGATTCCTCAAGGGTGGCGATGACGTTTGCCGCGTCGGTGACGGGGTTGAAGTCGGTCATGTGCGTCTTGCCGGACGTAGACGAATTGCCGTTGTAATAGGTATTCGTGTTCGCCACGTTCAAGATGCCGACGAACGGACCGGGCGCGGTTGTCGGCGTTCCGCCGATGAAACCTTGCTGGTCGATCATGTTCGCGAGGGCCTCACCGGCCATCGCGAGAAGCCAATCAGCGAGCTGGACGGAGGCGTCGGCCAAGAGGTCGTTGCCTACCGTGAATGCAAGCTGCCACTTCCGCGCAATGAGGACGGCCTGACCAAAGGTCAAACCCGTCACTGTTCCGGGGAGATCGACGCCGACGTAAGAGCCGGTCAAGAAGCTGCCGGTGTAGTTCGGAATACCGAGTTCATCGGTCTTCATCGCCCAGTTCTGGCACTGCTTCAAGATCGTTCCGACGGATGCGGCGATACGGAGAATCGCCGAGGCGACTTCCGCTTCCACCAAATATCCGCCGCGATTGTCCTGCTCTTCGATGAGCGCTTCGTTGGCTTTCACCTTCAAAGCGCCGTCACGATTGCCGCGATACACGGCCTGCACCTGCTTGGCGAAAGACTTTTTGGTCTCATCATCCAAACCGGAGATGTCGCGTCCACGGATAGAGCGGTCAATGAGCATCCGCTCAACGACCTGTCGCGCGTTCTTTACGGAGATCTCATCCATTTTGGGGATGAGAGACTTCTCCATGAAGTCGTTCATCGTCTCGGTCATGGTCTTGGAGGTCTGCTCCGAAACCTTGACGAGAAGATTCTCGAAAGTTTTTTGATCCACTTTTTAAGTTAGGAATTCAAATGGTCTATCTGCGGTCGGAGAATTTCTTTCGGAAGCTTTCGTTGAGGTCCTTAAGAGCGTCGCCGACTATAGAGTCAACCGTCCTAAGCGTTCTCCGCGTGACCATGAAAGCCTCAAAACTGTCCATGGGCTGGTGAACGTCTATGACCTCGACCTTGCGTTTCGGGGCGATCTCCGCCTTCGGCGGTTTATCGTCCTCCCCCTCGCTACCGTCCGGACCCATAAGATCCGTTAAGGCCGCGATTTGCTTTTGAGTGGATGCTCCATGCTCCGTGTGATGGTCCTCCAATGCTTTGATGATTGCCTTTATCTTTTCCTTGTTGGCGGCTGAGATTTGGCGTCCTGACTTCTGTGCGATGGCTTTTGCGGCTTTCTCCTCGTCACTCTCGCCTTGGCCCATTTCTGCGGCGCAAATGGCCATGTGCGCCTTCTCGTGGCGATTTAACTCCGTACCTACGGCCTTCGTGAATGCGTCTACTGCTTGCTTTCTTTCATCAGTGCCATCCGCGTCACCAAAAGCGCCTTTGAACTCGTCAACGGACTTTCCAAAAGACTTGACATGGTTCTCGTGCTCCGCCTGGAACAGGCCTTTGAACTCGTCAATCGATTTCCTTTGATCCTGAAGCTCGTAATTCTCGTCAATCGCCTTCATGCACTTTGCGAGATGTTCGTCGTGCTCATCAGCGGCTTTCTCATTGAACTCTTCAAGGGCCGCTTGGTGCTCGGGCTTCGCGGCCTTCTCGTTGTCAATCGCTTTCTCGCCGAATTCCTCAATGGCTTTGGTCAAGGCTGCGCCGTGGCGCGCGTGTTCAGCTTTCAAACTCTTCGTGAGATCGTTGTCTATGGCTTTGCCGCTCTCAGAAGGAACACAAACAAGATGACCGGGGTTATCTTCGTCCTCGGAGAGGACTCCGGCGCTGCCGTCGTCCAGCGTGCATGAATCGCCGACCTGTTCCGCTTTGGCTTCAAACGTGAGGCCCTTCATGACGAGCTGGGGAATATTCAAATGGAGCTTTTTCATTTCACGCATGGAAAGTGCAAACGGATTTGCCGGTACCGGGACGAAGCTGAACTCAAGAAGTTCAAGTGAATCGTCTTCGTGAACGATGTAGCCGACAGAAGTGGCTTTGATAAAACCAGCTGCGTAGAGTCCCGCAACCTGAGCCGCGAAGGGATTTAATTCGGCGGGGGCAAATTTGCCCTCTGCTACCAGCTCGCCGTTCTCAACGGTGATGCCGGTGCAAATGCCGATGGGGAGCGAGTAATAGTCGTGCGCCCAGAGTACGATGGGATTCGCTTTATAATTGGAAAGATTCCACTTCGACTGGTCAAGCTTGTCGCCTTGCCGGTCTTCGTCCGCCGTGGAGATGACAACCTTGAATGCCGAGCCATCCTCAGCCGATTTGATCTTCTCTATGAGAGATTGGGTCTGATTCCTAAGAAGGGCTGCTTGAAAGTCCTTGAGGAGATCGGCTGAGAATGTTTTGAATTTTTCTGGCATTTCCTCCTAATTCGGAAGGTTTGGTTTGGGAAGGTCGCTGCTTACTACCATATCTAGACGCCTGTAGCGAAGCAGGTCGTCTTTATCGTGCTCGTAACGCCAGTCACGGTGCTGGTCACCGTAAGAGTGACCGTGGCTCCAGTCGCGTTAAGGATCGTGACGGTGCTCGTTACCGCGCCGCCGCTGACTGCCGTAACGCTGCCTGTCGTAAAGAGCGTTGATGTCGTGCCCGAAATCTGGGCTACACATGGGTCGCCGATGGCGAAGCCGGATGCGTTGAACGCAATCTGCGTGCTCGTCTGCGCTGCCGTAAAGGACGAGGAAGCAATCGTGACCGCCGATGTCGAAGATGGCGTCCACGGATACGTGGCGACTGCGGTGTAAATCAAGGGGATCTGGTTGTTCGCCGTGACGCCTCCCGCGCTGATCGCGCCGGAAACCAAGAGGTTCGGCAGTCCGCTGATCGGGCTCACGCTGTTCGTCGCGCTGTTCGCGGTGAAAAGCTGGCTCGGCGTGATTCCGCCGGGGAAATCGCCTGCGACCTGCGCCACCGGATGGGCCGCGAGGAGGATACCTCCCGCGACGAGACCGGCCACTACCGCGACCGCTGCTGAAATCAATAAGTCTTTTTTCATGGATTTAATTATTTGAGACGACCTTTTCCGCTACTTGAAGGACGATATTTTTCTTCATGGCTTCAGTTTAGCAAATGGGATTTTCGGAGCCTGTGGATAGCGCTTAGTTAATCGTTTTGGGAAGCGTCGGGTTCACGATGATCGTAATGCCGGGATAGCTCACCGGACCGGCTGCGAATGTGACAACGATCTCCGCGAGATAGGTTCCAGGGTTCGGAAAATCGCCGGTCACAACAGCGTAATGGCACGTTCCAGCGCTTGCGCTGTCAACGGACATCGCATGGCTGAAAAGAAGCGTCTGTGTGGCGTCCTGTGCCGACTGGACATTGAGCAGCAACGTAGCGCCACTCAAATTGAGCGCGTTGCCGTTGCCGTCTTCAAGGGTGAATGGGATGTTGTACCCGTAGTTCCCCTGAACGATTTGAATGGGTTGGATGATCATAGTTTTAGTGGATTCAGAGTTCTAACGTGGTGTTGAGATTTTGTGGGTCGGTGAGCGTTGTGGATTTATTGGTATCGGTGAGCGTGGTGGTCGCGGGACCGATTAGAATGACAGTGTTCTTCCAGAGAAGTTTAAGGATATTTGCCGCGCCGTAGAGACCTTTCAAGATCGTCATTCCAATTTTTATCGGAATGCTGATAAGGAAAGATTCGATGACGCTGAAGGTCTCGCTGAGGTTTTTGGTAAATCCTTTATTGAGTATATCGCTCAGCGAAATTGCGTCAATAAACGACCGGAAAAGCGATTTTGTGAGCGCGATGGTTTCGGAGAGCGAGAGTTGGTCCGCAAAGGAGTTGCTGGCGGTCCTTGCGAATGATTCAGAGATTGTCACAGTGTCGGAAAGCTGTCTCACTACGCCCTTGACGATGGCCTCAATGATCGAAAGCGAGTCGGTCAGAGCGCGACTTAGGCTTTTTCCAAACAATTCCGCGACATTGATCGTGTCCGCGAGCATCCTGGCAAGTGAACGGGCGAGAATATCCGTAATCGCAAATGTCTCCGTAACCACTTTGCCCGCGATCTTCGAAATGGAATCAGAAAGAGTGAGCGTTTCGACGAAGGACCTCACAAATTCCCTCACGATAGTGACCGCTTCATTCAACGTGATGGAGTCCGAAAGAAACCTGCTTATGGATTTTGCGAAGGATTCGGAGAGCGTGATGACCTCCGTGAGCGCCTTGCCGCACAGCTTTACGATTCCGGAATCGGCAACGGTGAGAGTTTCCAGGAAGGATTTACCCGGTTGCTTGGATATCGCGTCGCTGAGTGAAAGAGCGTCCGTGAGCGATCGCGCCAGCGTCCAGAGAAAGCTTTCCGCAATCGGCACCGTTTCCGTGAGAGCTTTGCCGCACTGCCGCGTTATCGCTTCGGAAATTGAAAATGCTTCGCTCAGCGCTTTGCCTGCCTGCTTCGCGACGGAATCGGATAATGAAATGGTGTCGCTGAAAAATACGGTGACCGAATAGACGAGCGATTCAATGACCGTGATGGTTTCGGCGAGAACCTTTTGAGGCCCTCGTGCCAGCGTGTCGGCAAGCGAAAACGTCTCGCTCAGCGAGAGGGTGTGGAGCGTTCCGCTGCTCGCCATGCCCGCTTTGATAATTGGCCTGAACGGTTGGGATCTTCCTAGACGTGCCATATCAGTACGTGCCCGCTCGGTTTACGGCTTGGCCCGCGACGAGGACCTTGCTCAAAATGGCCGGGTCGTAATCTATCGTGGCCCAGACCTTGGTTACGTCGATGCGACGGCCGCTTGTTCCCGGACCGGTCGTGAGCTTGTAACCGATCTGCATCGTATTGAGTGTGCTTTGTACCCATGGATTGCCATCGGGGTCGTTGTAGAGAGTGATGGCGTATCCGAACGCCGTCGTTGTGCCATTGGTTTTCCAGGTCGTTGAATTGGGAATGATTGCGGAACTTTGGGTAATGGTTCCCGAACCGGTCTTTTCGACCTCTGCTTTGATTGCGGCGGTCGCGTCCGCGGTGCTGTTGCGGAACCGAAAACCTATCTGCACGACTTTGACGGTATCAAGAGGGCTGAGGCCGGAAGCGCCACATTTGAAAAGATCTTCCTGATTGAGCGTGCTCGATCCGTTGAAACTCGTGGCATCGTCGGGCGTGACCTCGTCCACGCGGGTGAAGTTGTTGGAAGATCCGGCAGTGCCGCCGGTCTGCGTCGCAAATGTGTTCACGTCTCCTGCGGCGTTGGGAAGAAGGCTGATTACTTTACCCGGTCCGGGATAGCTTGTTTGACTTGCGCCTGAAGTATCATTGATAGCCCAGTCGTCGTAAAAGAGATTCATGGTCGCTGAGGTCAGCGGATTACCAAGATAGAAGGAATCGAAGTTATTTACGGTGGCTGTGGCAGACCCCGCGAATTGAACGCCATCCACTCTTCCATTGAGTGTGGCGGTTCCCGATCCGCCGCTCACGTCCATTTCCAGGCAGTACCATTGGCCCGTGAGCAGCGTCGGGCCATTCGACCCGATTTGTGTACCGCCCGGGCCGTTCGTCAACAGTTGGACAACACCGGCGCTCGTCACGCAAATGGCCGCGCGGACTGCCACGGCTACCGAGTCGAAGGCGCTTACTACTTCTGTGGTTGCGCCGGGAAAAGTAGTGAAGTTCACATATACTCGGCAAAAGGCTTCCGTGCTGCTTGACGAGCTTTTAATCACTTGTCCGAACCAAGAAAAAGAAGCCGACACGTTGATCTGCATGGATGCCGCGCCGCTGCGGAATGTGGACGTGCTGATTCCGCCGCCGTTCAAACCCGCCTTCGCGAATTCAATCCCGGCGGTGGCGCTTTGAAGTTCGAAACCTGATGTCCAGAGGCGCGCCATTTCCTTATTGCGCCCGGTTAAATATCCAAGATGACGTAGCAGTAGCAGTTGACGGCGGTTCCGGCAGTCACGCGGATGCGGAGCGCGCTCGCCGCGTTCACGATTGGTTCCCGTCCGAGCGGGAATTGTTTGACGTATTGGTTGGTGGGCGCGACAAGCTGAAAATCCATTTCCCGTGTCGCCGTGGTGCTCCCTTCCCCGGTGCTCGTATAGCCGGTTGCGGTTGTGCCGACAACGATGTATGCGGTGGTTGGGTCTTGTTCGAGGGGATTGAGGCGCGTGATGTCGGCGGCGACGGATGCCGTTACCGTCGCAAAGACCGTGCCGGTTTCGACGAGTTCGCATTCGATGGGCGTCGCTGCGGCGCTGCCGTCAAAGCTGATGCCCCATTCCACCACCTTGCCCGTAACGCCAGAAGCAAGCTTCACTTGAAGCATTGTCTTGATCGCCGTGCCGGTCGTCACCTTGACGGGCGCTGCGGTGGTTGGCATTGCGCCGTTTTGGATGAGGACGAGCATGGGCTAGGTCTGGTATTTGTGCGTAACTTGGAGAGAGTCCCCGTTCGCAACATTCACAACCGAAAAACCCTGGTGCGCGAGGAGGTTGTTGCCGTTCGCGGTGATGTCGTTCAACGTCGTGCCGCTCGCGTGAGACGCGGCGCTCGTTCCCTTCTGCGCCCGGACGATGGTGCTGAACGTGCCCGATCCGCCGCCTGCCGTGACCTGGATGATCTCCTGCTCCCACTGCAAGAAGTCGTTGTTCACGAATCCGGTACCGCTCGCAACGGTCACGCTCGTATCGCCCGCTACCCGTGATTGCGTCGTGGTCGTTTGGACCGGCGCGGTCGTGCCGTCAAAGATTCCTTCCTCCGTGATCGCGAACGCGGTCGTAAAATTCCAGGTGTGGACGAGTTGAGTGGTGTCATTCGTCACGCTCGTCGTTACTTGAGAGGCGGTCGCCGCAACGCGGTTGCTGCCGTTGCCGGTCGCTTCAATGAAAAGGGCCATGTCGGTCGCGCCAACGGAAAGCGTCCCGGTGCCGAGGGCAAGATTAGTGAACGGGTTGTACGAACCTTGGTTCGACATTCGCCCGTTCGCTCCAGCGTGGCCGACGTTGGTGATTATGTTGTGGATGCGGAGAACGGTGACGAAGACGCCGGTGACGAACGTTACTCGGGTGACAAAGCCGAATTTCTGGCGTAAGAATCTGCCGATAAAGTTCTCACGCCAAAGCGGCTTGATGTTACCGTCGTTGTCGCGATGGACGATCTCCGTCGTGACCTCGCGCGTTCGGATTCTTTCTGACTTATTCCTCAGTGCCTCCATCTTTTGTGGGCATTAGTTTTTCGACGATTTGGTCCGCGAGTTCCGACGCCGCTTCGTTGCCCGCGTTGGCTTTACGGCCATCGATGTCGTTCTGAAGGACTTGGGCTTGCCGGTCGAAATACGCTTGAGGATTTTCAGGATCAATCTCGTCCGGGCGCTGAGCGTAGGTCTGGGTGTGGTAGAGCGTGCCATCGTCATTGTGGAATTCGACGGTCGTTACGACGACAAGAGTGGGCTCGTCCTGATTCGTGGCGACGTTGAACTGCGGGAGGGTCTGCTTTTCAGCAGTAACGATTACGGCTTTCATTGCTTTAACTGTAGCAAACGGGATTTTGAGAGGGTGTGGATAGCGTCAAATTGCGACATCCTCGGGCCGCGCGAAACACCGGCAATTCGGGTGAAGCGGCGGCGCGCCCACGTCGCCGTAATCCATCGTCATCGTTTGCGCGTCGTCGCCTTCGCCCACGGAAAGCGTTTGCCCGGCATCAAAGAAGTTCTGATCTATCGAAATGACCTTGCCATCCATCGCTTGACAGTAAGGGCAAACGGCTTCGTTTTCGGCGGTGTGCCATTTAATCGTCTTTACGACGCCGGATTGTTTCCATGTTTCTTTGAGCGCGGCGTTGGTCGTCCTGAACGCCTCGGTCTGAGCGACGCGGTCGGCGCGCGCCGTGTCGCTCCATTCGTAAATTTCGCTTACGGTCTTGCTGATGTCCGGCAAACTTGCGCCGGTTGAAAGCCCGTCATTGATCTTGGTCTCCAATGTGTCAAGGGTCGTCTGCTGGTAGCTCTTCGCCATCATGCTGACGGACTGATGCAACATGGCCCGTGCCGTCTCTGAGAGAGGATTCAAGTCGGGCATTTCAAGCGCGTCGGCGGCGATCTTCCCTTCGGAGGTGAAGAGGTCTACGAAGATAGGTTCCATTGCGTCGGTCGTGATAGAGATCCAATTGTCTAGGTTGAAAAGGTCTTTGGGGTCTATCGCTTTCTCGATGGCGGTCGGAAGATTCTTGAGGACCTCGGCCTTCTGTTTTTCGTTCAAACGCCGGACTTCGGCTTTGATCGTTTCTTCGGCTTTGCGCGTCCGTTCGTCGAACGCTTTCCACACTGCCTGGTCTTCTTCCTTCGTTGAAAACTTGCGCGTGGGGTTGGTAATCGCTTCCTTGACAAGCGCCGCGATCTTCACGCCAAGCCGGTCGCCGATTGCTTTGCGCTCTTTCGCGCGCTTCTGAAGTTTCGTGCGTGCGGGGATGAAAGCTACCTTCTGACTGCTTGCCTTTGCCGGTGGCTTCGGAGGCGGTGCCGGAGGGTCGGCGGGTTTAGGCGCATTTGCCGGTTGCATTGCGGTGGGTGACATGAGCGCATCGCCGCCGTCAACCGGACCCAAACCCATGAACTCTTCGCGCGCCTCGTCCACGGTAAGGACCGGGACTCCGCCAACGGCGGTCTTCATCTCCTCGGTGCGCGCGGCGCGGTCTTCCGGCACGGGGTCGTTGAACGTGATGTAGAGGTCATCGCCGTAGCGGGGGACAAGTTTCTCGTTGAGGAACGAACAGATGAGCTGCATGTGCGGCTTGATGACGCGCTTGGAGAAAACGTAATCGGCGGTCTCTGCCGTCGCGCGATTGGTATCGGATTCTGCCGTGCCGAGAATTGTGCGGGAGACGCCGAACATGGCAAGGATGCGCTCGCGCGAATCCTCCGAGAGATTCTTGAAGTCCATGTCCTTCGGGCTCGTGCCGGCGGACTGCCACTCAACGTCTTTGGGCAGTACGGCGATGCCGTTCATGTTGGCGATGCCGCCGTGCTGATTCGTGAATCCGGCTTTGAGAACTTCGAGCTGCGCTTCTGCCGTGAATTGGGTTTTGAGGAATCCGGAAGGCCGCGCGCCACTCGCGAAGAACTTGCGATTGAACTCCATCGCGTAGTTATCGTTATCAATGTATTCAGCACCAGCTTGGACGGGGCTGTAACCCTCGTACATGTTGAGCGGGTCGGGCAGGCGGAAGTGGAGGATCTGGTACGGCTGGAAAACCAGTTCCTTCGTTTCCAGTTTCATCTTGTAGCCGGTGACTTTGTACGGCCACGTGGTCTTGTCAAGCGTTGGCCGGACTTTGCTCGGGTCCATCGGATAGATCGCGGTGGGCTTACTGAGGTCGTCCTTGACGCCTTCCAAATACCAGTAAGCGTTTCCAGTGAGATAAAGATGGGCGGATAGGAGATACTTGAGTTCCGGCCCGGTCATGGAATCGTTCACGCTGTCCAACAGGTCAAGGACATCGTGTTCGTCCTGCTCCTCCGGGCCATCCTCCTGGACTTCAAACAAGCGCCACTCGATGTTCATGACTTCGCGCGCGATGGCGTTGACGGACGCGTAGACGAAGCCGGTGTTGTTCGCTAACGCTTTTGCGGCGTCAATGTGATGACCGCCGGAAGGACGTTCAATGGCGAACTGGCTTGAGCCGGTGCTGATGTCAGCGAATTGTCCGCCTACACTCTTCACGAGACCGAATCGGTTGAACGTGATCCCGCGTTCCTGGGAATACACCTCGGGCTCTATGCGCATGAACTTCGGAGCGAGTGCGTTAAACGTGCGGAGTGCCCAGCTCGGTTTGTTCTTCGCGGTGAGGGATGTGGGGGGACGTTCCTGCGCCATTCGTTTATTGAGGAATTATTTGTCCCTGCTGAATGGCGAACGAAGCGACGCCGTCGTTCTCCTGTGCGCTTACGCCTTTTGAGCGCGAGTATTCGCACGCAAGGGGGATGTCGAGCGTGAGGGGGTCAAGCAAAACTATGGTGTGGCGCTTGGTTGTTGCGAGCGGCATAGAGCAATGAGGACAGAGCAAGATGATCGCGTCGTAGTCGGGCCAGCGCGGTTCAAACTCCTCGCGGAAGTCGAACTTCGCGCCGATTAACGTCCAGATGAGTTTCTTGAAAAATCCGCGCGGCGGATCTATCGGCCTCGTGACGACGGTGCGCATCGGTTCACGCTTTGCGATGTAAACAAAATCGCCGGGGCTTGCGAGGTCTGCGGACGAGGGGACACGACGGAGGTCGATAGCTTCCATGATGGGATTAACTTCACTTTAACAAATGAGAATGTATAGGCAAGTGGACAAGCACAATGCTAGAGTCCTGCACGATAAGGACGGGGCATGCACAAACTAATTGCATGGTTCGGCGAGCACTTCGTACCAGTTTGGAAGGCCGTCTCTATAGCGTTGACGGGAAGCTTTGGTGTCCTTGGCCTTTTGACGGAATTCAGAGACAAGAACACGAAGAAGATTACGAAGTGGGGCCGCATATCGCTTGCAGGGATACTTATGAGCACGGCTTTCGGAGTAGCCGCGCAGCTCAAAGAATCACATGATGATGCTCAAAAAGCTTATGACGATGGGCAACGGGCGTTAGAGCTTGCAAATGAGAATAACAATATGCTGCACGATATAAGGCGGGGACTTCACCCTCTCGACGGCTTGGTTGTGGATCTCGATTTCGATGTGCCATGCGTTCAGGAGCGGTATGCAGCATTTTGCGAAGATGTAACTAGGCAACATAAAGATCCGGTGTGGGTCGATTCGTCAAACTGGATAGGGTGGCCGCGCCGTTTAGATTTGGGCATTCTGATTTACTTATTTCGTGACCGTGCCGCCGCACTTTTGGCGATCAAAGGCACGAAATGGGGAAGCATTTCTAGCGATGGTGATTTATCGATGCTTACGCTAGGACGCGGATTGGACAGAACTCTCGCGGCAACGCCCGAGGGAGATGGACAGGTAACGATTCATATGATCGATCGGCACCCTGTAATTCAGTCAAGCACAGGAGAAATTACTAGCATCCTTGATCTTCCAGGCACAACGGTTGTGTTGTGCGTCGTTGAGCAGGGACTCTATGGTTTGGACTTGACGCAATTTGAACTCAGAACAAAGAACGGTGAGAAGATTGAGGCAAAAGGATCTGAATTCAAGTGGAGCTCAAGTGTGACCATGAATTTTTACACGTACACTTTCCCATCCGTTCCTAAGTCTCAATCCAATGGATCTTCGGCAGTTCCAATCCCTGTTGCACCAAACCCTGCAGCAAAGTAGTGAGCCCGTCACAAAGATCGTCGTGCGATTCCACACCGAGATTAAATATCTGCCCGAGTAACTGCTCGCACCCAGTTCTTGGAAAGAGCACGGTCCCGTTCTTGATGTAGGGCGCGACCACCTGCAACCGGCTGCGCTTGTCCGTTGTCGGCTTCATCGCGACGACGGGAAGCATGGCCCGCTCCATCTCCTGTATCGCCGCTTTCTGATACGCAACGTCTTCAACGAAGAATAAGTTCGCGCCTTTAAGCTCGCCAGGAATCTCCCGGACCTTCAAAAGAAAATTGTGAAACGTGACGTGCTCGTTGAACGGGTTCGGACGGATGAAGATCTTTGGCGTGTTCTCAATGTAGAACACTTCGCCGGTCACAATGGTCGTGTAGTCCGCGCCCTCCTTCTGCGAGATCGCGAGGTCAATGCCGTGGCCTTTGATTGATGCGACGGCGTTTTTCGGCGGTTCGTCGTAATAATGAATGTCCTCCGGTTTGACGATCTGTTCTTCTTCCGGAACGACTTTGAGCTTATATTCCCGTTCCCATGCAATGGCCCCGACACGATCACGCTCGTCGTCAAGCGCCTTTTGGTTGGGATACTGGGCTTTCCAAATGCAGCTCTGCCACTCTCCGGCGTCGTTCACGAGCGAGTATTCAAGAGTTTTGAAGGATTTCTTGCCCTTGACACGGGCGGCCAAAGCGTCCATGTGGAGGTTGTTAATAAGGATCACGAGCTTGCGGGTCTGGCGATCTAATGCGGGGATAACTTCGGAATTGAGCCACTGTTCGGTCTTGTCGCGGTTCTCCTTGTGCCGCACCCATTCGAGGTCTTCCGGGTCGTCAATGATGACGGCGCGGGGCCGGTACTGCCGGTGCTTCAAACCACGGATCTTCTGGCCGCGTGAGCGCGCGAGGATGCGCACGCCGTTCGAAAGCAGCATATTCTTCGCCTGCCATTCTTCCTCGCTTTCGAGCGTCGGGTCCTCGGGCGATTGGTCGAACGCTTTTTCAAGTTCAAGCTTCCCGTAGTCCTGCAAGAGAAGCTGATTTGTTTCCAGCTCGTGCTTGATGTTCGCGATGTTGATTCCCGCCTGGAGTCCGGTGTCGGCGATCGGGAGAATGAACGGATACTCGTCCGTTTTTTCGAGCGCGAGGTATATAGGAAGGATGAGCGAGCCCCACGTTGTTTTGGAGCAACCGCGAAAGCCGGTAATCTCCAAGAACTCGGTGCCGGGGTCTTCCAGCGCCGAGATCATCTCGTCATGGAACTCGCCGGGCGGGAGATAAAGATGATGCTCGAAATACAAAAGCCCGAAACCCTTGAGCGTCTTGCGAAGCTGTCGGCGTATTTCGGGGTCGCTGAGGAGTCCTTCAAACTCCCGCTTGGCTGTCTGTGCTTGTTGCGGGGACATCTACTGCGGGAGAAATTGTTTTCGGCCTTTGTGGGAGTGTGAGGTCAATGCCCCAACGCTGGAACGCTTCCGCGATCTTCGCCGCCTTATCGGGGTCAAGCGGCAACGCGCGGTAAACGTTCAAGTCCACGGTGCCGAGCTTGCGGTCGAAAATGCCGGCGTCCATTTCAGCTTTCAGAATCGCAAGGTCCATCTTGATGATGGTGTCAGCGGCGCGGATGATTTCGCCGGTCTCCGGTAAGAGAATCCCGTCCGCGGCGTACTCCGGCTTCCAATCAATTATTTTCCAGAGCTTTTCGATGATGACGCGATAGCGTTCTTTCGTGATGGCGAGGCGCTCGCCGATCTTCTGTGCGTCCACGGCAAGGGCTTTCTCGCGGTTGAGCTTGCGGACTACCTTCGCGACGTAATACCAGTCAAGCGTGTTGCCCTGATTCGTCTTGAAGCCGCGCTCGGCGAGGTCTCTTTGGAGTGCCGCGACGGACACGAGCGGGTTCCGCGCGACGATGTCGCGGATGGCGAGCTTAAGCTGATGTTCTGCTTCGGGGGTCTTGCGCATTGCTTGGGGCAATTTGCGGTTTAAAGGATTGACGAAGTAACCTTTAATACAATATAACACGACGTTGAGGGCACTTATGAATGACCCCAATCAACCGCAAGTCGGTAAGCGATCCTTTACACAAGATGCCGCATGGAGTGAAGAACTTGAAACTGGCGGCGACGGCCGTACACCAAAACCTCCGGAAAAACGCAAGCGGTCGTTTTCGATAGAAGCATCGGACTTCGTCGCAGTAGGCGTGATAATTCTGGCTATAGGGGCTGTTCTCGTCGCCGTCATCGTTGCCCTCGGAATGGTATTTGGAAAGCTACCCGCAAAAGACGGTAAGGACATCATTCTTGGATGCGTCGGCGGGGCGGCGATTTCTGGCGTGGTGGCAGCGTTGTTTGGGAGAAAGTCAAAAGCTAAACGGAAGGCTTCGTAGAGAGTTCTTCCAAAAGGTCGCTAATCTTCTTATAGTCCGCCGCTTCCCCCACAACCTCAATTTTGATCTTCAAATGCTGGAGTTTCTTCAACTGCTCCGGATCGTAATCCTTCGTCGCCTCAAGCGTCTTGATGATGTCCTTGTGACTGACAGCCGGGGCGACTTTGATGGTGTAGGGTGGAGGGGTTGAAAGGGTTTACAGAAGAAATTGAAAGGATTATAACGTATTGGGCAATTGGCGCTCTCGGGATAGCATTGGTTTATTAGTTTTGAGATGAAAGGCGGTATCTCATGGCGGCACCTGCTTGGCGGACGGCTACGATGGCAGCTCACCGATTGACTGCACGAGTGAACATACCTGCTCCAGGAGCAGGACTTCCGAATCCGTTCACAGTATCTTTCCTGCCCGACCCATACGTTATCGTCGACGCGACTGGCGCCCAACTCTACGAATTTGCGAAGGCACGATTCACCATCAATGTTACAAACATAACTCAGTACTCGCTGAATTGGGTGGTGACGTCATTAGGGTGGGAAGCAACGGCAGCGATAGGGGTACCGGGGCCAGACATCAAGGTCCTCATGGAAAATACTCAAGGGGGCGTCCTAGACATATGGGACGTAGGACCGCAGGATCAGCCGTGTAGCAATAACTCGACGCCCGTAGCGTATATCAATCCGAATGGCAAAGCCGGCATTCTGAACAATCCTTGCTTAATTGTAACGATCTTGTTGCCTCAATCAGTTTGGCGGAGTTGTTACCCTCGTAAGATTTAATAGGTTTTATTTCTTCGACAAATCTTTAAGCAGATCCCTGACCTTTTCCATATCCGCATAGTCCCCGATGATTTCGAGCTTCGCTTTGACCTTGGAGAGTTTGGCGAGGTCGTCCGGCACGAGCTCTTTCCCTTCGGAGAGCTTTCTCATGATTTCTTTGTGGTTCGCGGCCGTCGCCAGCTTGATAGTGTACCGGTCAATCATTTATTCGGTTTCTTAGCGACGAGCGTGAGCCAGACGACTTTCTGCCAGGCATCGCAAAAACTCCTAACGCGCTTTTTATCACTTACACGAAGAACGGTCTTGAGGCAGGAATTACACCGATATTTCCGTTTCCGATTGGCCAGCTTCATTTCCTATTTAGCGCAATAAAGAGTTTTGCGACTGCTTCTTCGGGAGTGAAACCATCGGTTCCAACTATTCCACCTGCGACTGGATGAGCTATCCAGATCTCGCGGAACTTTTCTAAGGACTCAAATCTATTCCCGCACGCCTCAATGAGTTCGGAAAGGGTGGGATATGCCAATGGTTCGTCCTTCACGGTTACATAAGCTGTTCCCAACGTTTCTTCAAACGTCGGCACGAAACTCTTCGGTGGTTGAGGCCGCCCGGCATCTTTCAATTGTTTGGCTAAATCAAAATCCATATGAATAATGCGACTAAAGTGAGAAATCCTACGACCTGAAGGAATTGCATGTTTGTTTTTTAACGAATTCTTAGATGGTCAGATCGCCCTGATCTTATCCGCCACCAGTCTGCTGTTCGCCGCCTCGCTTATGAAATGCTTCGCGGTTTTCTCGCCTTCCTCCACGTCCACGGCTTCTTGCTTCGCCTGCTGGCGCTTGGATTCCACGATCTTCTCGGCTTCGCGCTTCTCGCGGTCGGCTTCGTATTTCTCCTGGCCCTGAAGGGTTTGGTACTCGGGCTTCTCCGATTCGGCCTTGATGTTGGCTTCAATCGCCTCGGCTTCGTTGGTGAGCTGTTCGATGAGCGCGCGCTTTTCTTTTGCTCGGTTGAGCGCAAGCTTGGCGCTGATCTCGCTCGTCGCGGCTTGCTGTTCTAATCGCGCGATATATTGCCGCTTCGCTCTCCACTTCGCAAAGAATCTGTACATGAAATGTTGTTGGGGGTTTCGACCTTATGAGGTTATTTTAATTCTAGCGCGCCGCCATAACCTGTCAACGGGCGGGAATCCACAGGGGAATTACGGGTTTCCGAATCTATCGACCGCTTTGAAAACTGCCACAATCTTCGTAATAGCACGGCTCCATCCGCTGCCGGAGTATTTTCTATGCGTACGTTCCTGATTGTCGGGGCCGAATTCGCTTATATATCCAAACAGTCCCGCAAGATCGGAGTATTCCATAGAAAGCTGAGGCTTCTCGATTGAGTCTCCCTTTGAGTTTCTTTTGATCGTAGGAGAATAGACATAGTCTATTCCGACGCCGACCGTTTTCGGCGGATCGTAATGCTCGCCCGCGCAGATTTGGCGTGTGCCGCCGATGGTCGCTGTAATAAATGCGGCGTCAAGAACTAGCGGCGCATTACTCACCAGAATGTGATACTCCAACGTCAACGAACCATCGGCGTTTCCGAAACCGCGAAGAGACTTTACGCTGGGAATCGGTTGCGATCTAAGCCGCAAGTCGGCTTCGACGAGACGCATCGTTCGCCAATTCGCGGTCGCATAGAAAGCGGTCACCAAAATGAGGACAACCGTAAGCGCGGCGGTAATGTATCCAAGCGTGACCATAACGCGGTAGTTTACCGCAAGTTCCTAGTTCGGCCCGATCTTCTCGTAAACGTCTATATAGAATCGGTAGCCGAGCTTTGCTGCGGCGATCAGCGCCGTGAGTTCCCGCGCGTCCCACTGCTTGATCTGTCGGGAGAGCTTGTCAAGATACTCGGCGGTTCCCTGGCCCCAGCGAAGATCGATTCCCTTCGCGTGGTTGTAGGTATCGTTCCCCCATGAATTACAGTACTCATTCTGGCCGTTCACGTTCTTCGGATGCCAGCGCGTTGACAT